GCTGTTGTTCAAATGCTTTTGGCCCTGCTTCACCATATGCTTGAAAACGAGCCATTGCTGGCACACCAACCTCTACATAGGGTTTCAATATCGCCTGTAAAGCATCAAACTGTCTGCGTTGTTCTTCAATGCCTTTTTGAGCCGCTTCGCTTTGGATGCCTGCGGCTTCTCCAGCAGCACTGGCTTGCATTGAACTTCCGATAAGTTGGCTTCCACCAACTACTAGGGCTGTGACTGGATCAGGCATCGCCAAACTCCTTCATGTAATCTTCAAAAGTTTCGCCATATAAAGCCATCACATGATGACCATATTTTGTGGCATATCCAGCCCCATGAACTAGCGAAACGGTCATTAAAATCAAATCGTAATATCCGGCTCGCCAAACAAAAGATTTTGCATCTGCTTGTTTATTGCGCTCTACCGTATCTGAGGCTTGCCACTTGAGAATCATTGTCGCCAACAAAGGCGTTAAATGGGCGCTGTGGGCGATAAAAAATGTATTCTGGTGCATACCCACCAATGTGTTCCAAATGGTTGCATTGAGGTCTTCTCGTGCCACTTGGTCGCCATCTGCTACGTCATCAAAGACTTGGATTGCGTCAAAGACCATGAGTAGCCACTCTACGGCTGGCGTAGGTAGCATAAAAACCTTACTCAGGTTTTCTCGCAGTCCATTGGTCATCCACAACTCCTAGATAGGGCAGGCCGCTGGATGCCAGAACTCAGCGGCTTGATTTTCGCACAAATTGACAAAAGGTCAATCCTCATATTCTCTGTCTTCCCAAGCCTGACAAACCCGCATATCGTTACAAATAAAGTTCAGCTTTTCGCAGTGACCCCTGAATCCTGCGCCTTTGTCATAAGCCGCCATTGGGATGCGTTCAATTCTGACTTGGGTCATAAAGCTGTTGTCGTAATACTCACAATTTGAGCAATGCTTGCGTCTTGCGTCTTTTTCATCGCATTGCATCGCCTCTGCCAATCCTGCGTAGAACTCCTTATTTGCGCCAGCCTCATTGGTGGGCATTTCAGGGCCATAGTTCCAATCAGCTACCGCAACGGCATAGTTCTTTTTGTTCTCTGAGTTGGTCAAAAATTCTTCTTCCATCGGCAAGCCATTAAAGCCCCGTGGGATAACCATAAATTCTTTCATTTCTAGCTCCTTATGAAATTTCTCGGCCTGATGCTCGGATGGTCAGGGATGTTGCCGCCCCTGCGATTGTTGAAATAAAACCACCAACGTCTAATGCCTGACCCACCAACTCGGGGCAAGTGTAGGTCTCATCTGGCACGATGGTTCGCGTATCAATAATCAAGTTTGATGCCCCTGCTGAACCAGACACAGTGACCAAGTTGCAACTGAAAGTCACATTGTTGCCACTGGTATTGGTCACCGTGAACTTGTCAATAATTGCTTTGACATTTGTTGCGGTGTATTGGGTGGTTTGGCTGTTCTCTGCTTGTTTTGCAGGGATTAGCACTTTTACTGTAACTGTCATTGGACACCTCCGATATTGTTTGAAACTGTCAGGATTATGGACGGAATAGCTGGAACTGGCGGCGTTGCGACAACAGAAAGCAACTCAACACTCAGGCTGGTGGTTGAAAACATCATCTCAATGTAATCGCCTGCCTTTAGGTCAAAAAAGTAATTCAGAGATGCAAAGATTTCAGCGTCATTACCCTGAATCCTGATCTGGCTTGCGCTGTCTGGCACATCTGTTCCGTTAAGCCTGAACCAAAAATAAAACTCGTCCGTGCCGCCCGTAGTCTTATCCAACTGGAACGAGGTATCAAAGTTGTAGATGCCCTCGCTGTCCACAATAATGCGTGAGGTGGGAGAGCCAAGATAGACACCATTGCTTAAGTCGGTGTTGTTGAACGTGATGGCCTTGGCTGTGTTGATAACTGTCGCTGTCTGAGTGGTGGTGTCGTAAAACGACCCATATCTTGCTCGTTTAAACTCCCGTGGCGGTGGGGTCATCTGCAAACCCTCAACCGCTTTATTTAGTTTGTCCACCAATGCCAAAGCCTGATTTGCCTTGTTTTCAGCTAATGCCACACTTACCGCATTCTGTTGCGCCAAGGCACTTAATTGCGCTAATGCTTCGTTTGCTGTTGCCGCTGCATTGTCGGCCTGATATTCAAAATCACTTCCAACAATAACTTGCAAAGTATCAACAGTAGAAAACAATAATTCAAACTGCCTGATCTGTTGCTGATCGGTCAAGAACTCCGCAAGTTGGTCACGGGTCAAGTTTAATCTGCGGGAAACTGGTGCGGTTGCCATCAGTATGCCAATGCTTCAATCTGGGCTTCTAAGCGCACATAGGACACATGGGCATCGCTATCACCACGGAAACGCTGGATGCGCCAGTTCCTCATGTGACCCTGCTGAAACCATGCAAGACGCTTTTGGCGGTTGCCAATCGTGCCGACAGAGATAAACTTTTCCTGTGAATAAGTCTGCCCATCTAATGAGTAGCTAGTGCTGATTTTCGGGTTTTTGCCCAATGCAATGCTACCTGTCAGGCTCACAAGTTCCATCTCGTTGAAGATTGCCCCATTACTTTCGTTATAGACAATCAATGTGCCAAACTCCCAACGCACTTGTTGTCCCCAATGGTGGCCTGTATCTTGAACCAAGTAACCGATATTGGTGGATTGCGGGTCGCCCACCATCCATTTGTCATAGACCCAAACCATGTTTCTGGCTCGATATTGGGCAAATCCTGCAAGAGTTGTGGTCAAAGTAAACCAGACAGGAGTTTGTAAAGCCTCAGATGCTGATGCGTCATAAACAATGGTGCGGTCAGGCAAATGCACATAAAGGTGTTCGTGGTTCTTGTCGTTTCTGGCTTCCAACTTGACCAATGCTAATTGCGCCTCGGTGTATTCAAGAAGCAGATTGTCAATTTCCTGAGTGCTGATCTTTTGAGTAGTTGCCGCAGCGCCCACGTAGATGCTAGGTGCTTCATTTCTTGCACTACCTAAAAACGCAATGCGATCAATAAAGACACAACAAGCAAATGTTCCAACAACGCCCTTTTGTATCTGTGCGCCATCAATTCGTGCAAATGGAAATAACTCACCACCCACGTTGTCAAATACCTCAATCGTGTTGCGATTCAGGGCAAATATTTCATTTCGCAACTTTAATAACGCAACCACTGGGTCTGGGTCAACTTCAGAACTTCCATACTTCAGCGGATTAACTTGGGTTGGGTCTGACAGTTCAGTCACTATCAAAAACTCGCCATCTGTGGTCATAAAGTAACCATCAATCCACACCACATCAAGCACCACGCCCAAGTCAGGGTCAGTTACTTGCGTTAGGGTTGTGCCATTCCAGTAATACAAGCGACCACCGGATGCAATTGCAAGTAAATCAAAGCTGTAATCAAATGTCACCAGTTGATCGGTTGGCCCACCAACATCGCCCAGCACGGTCACTGCGCCTGCGCTGTCGATTTCCACCAAATTTGTACCCATCACTCGATATAGGTTGCCTTGCCAGTTGATGCCGCCTCGGTCAATGCCTGGCCCTGTGCCGTTGGACAGAATGCCATCGCCTGGTCGCAGAAACCCATTGCTGATGCCTGATTGCTTTGGCACAGGCACAAGATTCACTGGGTACGATGTACGCAATTCAGGAGTGCTGTCGGTAAAAATGCCGTTCAGGATAGGTATCTGCATCACTTGGCCTTATTGCGTTCAGAGATGCGTTTTGCCTTGGCTTTGGCATCTGCTTTTGATGATGCGCCCCAAGCTCTCAGACTTAACAGCAAACGAGTAGGTTCACCGTCTTTGTACTCAGGGCCAGCGTTACCAGCCATGCGAGCCAAGAACGATGCCCTGCGAGGATTGTCACCAGATTTGACGGGTGGCTTGAGATTCATGCCCTCGGCCTTTGCCGCAGCCCTGCCCTTGGCGTTCAAGCCGCCTTTTGGATTCTGGCCTTCTTTTCGTGCATAAGCTGGAGTTTTCATCTGAACCCCTTGATCTTTTCAGCAATCTTTTTAGGCTGCTTGGCAAACTGCTTTCCTGCCTTTGTAGCCTCACGCTTTGCTCGTGTGGTTGCCGCATACTCAGCCGCACTCAGGGCTTTAATAGCTTTCTCAGGCAGATACCTCTCGCCTGTTTCAGACGATGGTTTTCCAGACTTGGTGCGCCAGTTTTGGCTTGACCAATCTTTGAGGCTTTTTTGTGTGGCTTTCATTTATAACCGCCACCTTTTTCTTTGTACTTCTTTGCCAACAGTTGGGCTTTGCGAGCCGACCATTCACCAGCCGCAGTGCCTTGCACAGCAGAACCTTTGATTTCCTCAAAGAGCCTCTTACGCATGGTTGGCTTCGTGTAGTTGCCAGCCTCATTGACCGATGACTTGGGCTTTGTAGCCATTATGAATCCGTGCCTTTGATAACTGCAAAGTTAAATATTGGCTGTTCAGTTGTTGTGCCGCCAGTGGTGCGGAATGTAATATCAAAAGAACCCAAGGTTGTCTTAGTGACCATCAAGTCATACAAATCAGTGCCAGTGTGCTGAGTGAGGATAATCGCATCGGTGGTATTGACGGTGCTGTTGGTCACAGTGAAAGTTGTTGCGCTTGTTGTCCCTGCTGCAGAAAATAATGTGATTTGACCAGTTATTTTGTTAATCGTCACACCTGTGGTTCGGCTTGTGCCTTGAATAACTACACCACCTGCGCCTGTGGAATAACCCACACCAGCCGTACCAGATGATCTAAGTGACCCTGTGACTGCCAAACTAGTTCCTGTGGCTGCACCGATAACTGGAGTCACCAATGTAGGTGTGTTGGCAAATACATTTGCGCCTGTGCCTGTTTCATCGGTTAATGCCGAGGCAAGATTTGCCGATGTAAATGAACCCAAAGATGTGGCATTGCCGACTGACGTAATAGCACCAGTTAGGTTTGCGTTTGTGGTCACATTGCCTGCGGTCAATCCAGCAGCCGTGCCTGTGATGTTTGTGCCAACAAGTGCTGATGGTGTACCAAGTGCTGGCGTAACCAAGGTCGGGCTGTTTGCAAATACCAATGAACCTGTACCAGTTTCATCAGTCATTGCCGCCCGTAAGTTGGCACTGGTTGGGTTTGCCAGAAACGCTTGAATGCCTGCGGCATAAACAGTCTCAGCGTTAATCTGATACCAAGAATTTGTGGGTTGATAAAAACGAATTGCTGTTGCTGTTCCTGCACCCAAGAATGTCACGCCACCATAAAGTGCAGTTGCACCATTGAGAGCAATCGTCAGTGAGGTGATCTCTTGAGTGGTTGTAATCAGCAAGGTTGTACCATCAGGCACACCAGTATTTAAAGGCAAGGTAATCGTGCCAGTTGCCAGCGTTCCAGCAGGTTGCAACAGCATCCATTGATCTTGACTTACTGGAGTTGGAACAGTGATGTTAAACCCAGAGCCAGGCACATACAGATTCACAGCAACCGTTGGCGATGCAAAAGTCTGTTGGAAAAAAGTCAACAGATTGCCAATCGAGATGCGTCTTGCATCCCCATTATTTGGTGAATAAACTGGTAACTGGTCTCCAGTTGAAATCGTATTTAAAAACGGTAACTGATTGATTTGTGGCATGACTGTCCTTTAGTTATATTGGATAGGGCCATCTGGCCCAGCATCGACAGGGAAATATGGTGGCCTGACAAATGGATTATCGTAGACACGCCAAGGCTTATTGCCAGCACCAGCAGGCATTGTTGACGGAAGTTGCTGTTCAAGCGGGAATGTGGCTCTTTGCAACAGAATGTCGTAACCCTGCTTGGCAGTGGTCTTGGTCTCAATCATCACTTGCTTGCCAAAACTTGGTGCAAGTCTGATGCCTAGACTGCAAATAATAGCCTCATAAGCCGAATCAGGCACAAGGGTTTCTTCATCTAGGTCGCTATCTTGTGGACTGGATGGCAAAGGGTAACCCAAGCGGATGCCCTTGGCGTTCCAGTCTGCCATCATTGCATCTAATCTACGCAAGGCAGATTCAAGCTGTTCAGGCTGTAAATCGAACACGTAAGATGCTAACCCGATTTCCTCAAAGGATGCGCTTATGAATTGTCGTTTTGTGTAGCCCATGCTGATTCCTCAATGTGTTTCAACAGTGTCGCATCTGACCAGCGTTTGTCAACCTTCATGCCAATGGCTTCAGCCTGTTGTAGCATTTCCTCACGAGTTGGTGGGCTGTCATCAACAGACTCAACAACTTCAATTGATTCATCAGGCACATCAATAACTTGTGCGCCAATCGGTGATGGATAGTAGACTTTATTCAGCTTGCGTTCGATGGCTTGCTCTTTTTTGAGTTTGCGCTTTTGCAAACGCAACTCCCGCCACGGGGCGAGAGTTTTGGTCTTAATGATTGCGGCTGACTTAATCATTTTTTCATCGGTGCTTTGCTAGGCTTGCCAGCGGCTTTTGCCGACTTAGTAGCCATACCAAGTGCCATTGCAACGGCTTGCTTTTGGGGCTTGCCTGATTTCATTTCCATTTTGATATTCTTGGAAATGGTCTTGTCTGAGTAACCTTTTTTCATTGGCATTTTGTTCTCCATGTAAAACAGGCCAACATCTCTGCTGGCCTGTCTTGGTTTAACCACCGATACGATAGACGACAAAGGTATCAGCAGCAGTCTTACGGCAACGGAAACGTGCAGATGCACCAGCCGTAGCCGCAGTTGCAGCAGAACCAACGATGGTCACATTGGTGTTGACAGTCAATGTCAAAGCAAATGCAGCCAAAGTGATGACGCTGAAGTCAAATGAATCACCGATTGCCCACTCAGTTGCCAAATCAAGGTTTGCACCTGTTGGCAATTGAATGTCACGGCTTGCTGTAGGTGTAGCAGTGATGATGCCTGTCAACACGTTGGCAGCAGTTGCCGCCATCGAGCCGCCATCAGCGATGTTGGCTGGCGCACCTTGAGGTTGCCAGTTGCCATTGTTGCTGATGTCAGGAGCAACACCCACTGAGTAGTAAGCACCCGATGCACCAGCTTGAATAATCACGTTGGTGGCATTGGTAAATGCGCTTGATACATAAGTTGTGTTGTCAACCGTTGTCAGCAAATCATTGGCTTCAGGAAATTGGGGGAAACCAACTTCTTGAAACACTTGTGCTGGTGAAAAGGCTTGAACAGCAATTTTCTCGCCTGCGGGTACGGCAACAGTAGCTGTGCCTTGTGCAAAAATTACTTGATAGCTCATGATTTACTCCTTAAGCCTGATTGAATAGCAAAATACCAGACATTTCTGGCTGCTTATTGACCACACCATACAGGGTGTCCAAGCGATACTTGGTCTTCATGGTGTTGACATCGTATTGCTTCTGCATGACCAACTCGATACCCTGATCGGTGGAGGCACGCATCACTGCAACGCCAGCATCAGATGGAACAGCGTAACGACCAGGCAAAATCTCCAACGCATCTTTCTGCCAGAAGCAGTTGATAGGTGCAGTGGTTGAGTTCAAACGGGTCATTGTTGCAGAGGCGTTAGGTGTCACGATGCAGTTTTGATACTGCAACTCGGCATCAGTTCCACCTTGGGCAGAGATGATTGGAGGTGTAATAACGCAAGTGGTTGCGTTTGTGATGCTTACCACACGGAAAGTCTTGGCAAAGCCAGTACCTTGCTTAGTGATGTGATGCACAGCCTCAACACCAGAGATCTCAAACGGTGTACCCACTCGCAGATCAGTTGTCGATGTAACAGTGATGGTCTGGAAGCGGTTGTCAACGTTCTGGGTCTCGCCTGTTGCTGCGGTAGAAGTGGCAACTGGAACATAGTAGTTGTTGGCGGAAGCCAAGGTAGACATAGTGGTATTAGAACCAGTACGTGCAGCCAAGCGGTTTGCGTAATCCAACTTGTAAGTTTCAAAGCCTGCGACCATACCAACAAAAGAACGCTCGAAAGCGGTGTTGGACTTAGTGCCAGCGAAACTGCGAGATGCACCACCACCAGTAGCTCCACCAGCAATGTTGCCAGCGATGCCGTTGTAGTCACGGCTTGACAAAGCCAAGTAACGGTCAAAAGATTGTACGCCTTGCTCGTTCATGATGCTGTCGCACAAGGCCACATCATCAT